AGTGCTGTCTTCGAAGTTTCCACTGTAATTATCAAATTCCGAAATCGAAACAAGCATCACGCCTCCAAAAAAGAGTATTCCTGCACTTAGGCAGGAATACTAACCAAGTATCAAACAGCAGATTTTGTCTCAGTAATTTTGAGAGTAAACTGTGTCAGGGCATATCCATCACACCAGAGAGTAAAGTGTTTCTCTCCCGAGAGATACTCGCTCTGTTCTGCTTTGATGTACAGAACAAAGTCCCCATCTGACAGGCCAAGAGCAGTCGCTTCTTCAGCATCAGCACTACCAAGGGTAGCAACAGCGCCTGTATCGTCTGTGAACTTGACTCCAACAACCGAAGCAAGGCCTGTTCTGATACCAAATCCAAGCCATTTGTGCGTTCCCCAGAGCTCTCCGTGATTAGCTTCAGAGAGGTCTTTGACCTCACAATCCAGAGCAATGGTAATCACGTTATCATTGATGCTGACAGTAGCATGGCTGCTGTTGGAACCTGTTTCCTCTGTAGGCATTGCTGCCTTTGTAGGAACTGCCAAGACAGAGAGATTCCAAGAATCAGGAATCATAATCCCGGCATTTTTAAGGGCAGTGATAATCTGGGCCGTTGTTGCATTAGATGCAAGGTTAACAGCCTGAGGAAGACCCTCAATCTGAGAGCCTTCCTCGAAGATTACTTTACCGCCGAAGTGGGTGACATCGCCTCCCTGTTCGGTATAGTTCTTTGTGTTGTAACTCATGTGTTACCTCCTCAGGCCTTCTGCTGAAGAACCTTCACTGCTTCAGGCAGCACAAGCTTTGCATCAAGGCGCTTGTAGGCAAGGAAGCCCACCTGGCCTGTTCCGGCATAAAGCTCGTTCAGGCGCTTGAAGACAATGCCCTGACGGTCTGCAATCCAGTAGAAGGACAGATCTCCAAGGAGAATAGTCTTATTACCTGATGCCATCTCAGGCATGAAGGATGAAGTGAAGTAGGGCTTACCCAGAATGGTATTGACCTCACCATCCCTAATACCGGGCTGCCAGAGGTACTGGCCGGATCCGTCCTTGAGCTTACGGATATATTTGACTGTGCTGTCATTGAGGACCCAGATTGCCTTCTTGCGGTACGGAGTCTTGAGGCTGTGGAACAGATCAATGACTTCATCGGCCGTAACCTGGTTCGGAGATCCAGCGGTAAGACCGACCTGAGCTCCACCTGTTGAATGGAGAAGACCCGTGGGCTTGTGGGTGCCGTTTCCAGTGAGGAAGGCGCTTTCTTCTTTATCACCGATTCTTCTTGCGAACTCACCTCTGATGTAGCCTTCAAGGTCAAATGCAGCATCGTTGAGAAGCTCTTCAGATACTCTGATGAGAGTTCCGACTTTATGGACATCAAGGTTGACCTGACCGAATGTGTCATCAGATTCACCGAAAGCATCCTCTTCATCCATCCATGCAGCTTCCCCATGAGAAGCAACAACAGGAATCTTATGTGTTCCGCTGGATGTTGTAATAACATGGGAATTCTGACGGATGACAGTCTCTTCGTTCAGAGCCTGAACAAGAGTTCTCTCAAACTCATCCGGGACAAGGTATCCACCTTCAGAAAGCTCGCCTTCCTCAAGAGCGTTGAGAAGTTCTGTGTTAAGACGCTTCTGTCTGAAATTGTTCCAGAATGCATTCTTGTACATGTCTGAAGCAATGCCCTTCTTCATATCAGGCTTCTTATCACCGGGCTTTGCGGTAAGGGGAGTGTTGACCGGCATCTCAAGGTCGGATTCTCTCTTTGCAAGACGCTCCATACGCTCGATGTTCTTATCAAGTGAAGAAAGGTCATCTTCCATTCTTGAGTAAGTAGCATCATCTTCTGCAGAAAGGCGCATATCGTCCTTTGCCCTGGTCTCCAGGAACTCCCTGGACTTCTTCACAAGAGCGGCTCTTTCCGCCCTGAGCTCGTTAAGTGTCTTCATTCTGACACCTCCTTTGATTTGATTTCTTCAAGCAGGGCGGAAATCTCCCTGCCAGTATTGGTTTTTGGTTTTGAATACTTGGCCACAAGCTTTGCCTTCAGAGCATCTTCGGTAGCTCTCTGGGCAAAAGAAAAAGCAGCCATATCACTGACTGCTCTCTTGCTGTCTTCCAGCATTCCGTCTGCAAACCCCAGGGCTATCGCCTTACGGGCATTCATCCATGTCTCGGCTTCCATCATCCTGGACAACTCTTCATCCGAAAGACCTGTCCGAAGGGAGTAGGCGTTGATGATGCTTTGTTTCACTTCATCCAGCATCTTTACTGCGGCCTTCATATCGTTATGATCCCCGAAAGCCATAGTTGCAGGATTGTGGATCATCATCAGAGCCGTAGGTGCCATGAGAACCTTTGTTCCGGCCATTGCGATAACAGATGCAGCAGAAGCTGCGATTCCATCTATCTTGACCGTAACCTCTCCCGGGTAATCCATAAGCATGCTGTAAATCTGACTTGCAGCAATGCAGTCGCCTCCGGGACTGTTCAGCCAGACAGTAACAGGACCTGAGTCTGCAAACAGCTCGTCTCTGAACATCTTGGGTGTTACATCGTCATCAAACCAGGATTCCTCAGCTATGGTTCCATATAGCTCAAGAACCCTTTCTGCACTTTCTTCCTGACTCTGATTTCTGAACACCCAGAACTTCTTTGTCTTCATATGAGTTTTCCTCCTCAACTGTCTTCTTTTCGTATGCAGCTCCTGCTTTCTCCAAAGGCAGCATGTTTCCGTTAACCAGATACAGATCTCCACCTTGCTCGGCAGGAATCCTGTCCTGGTTCTCAAGTTCCCTTATGTCATTTGCACTCATCCAGCCGTTCTGACGAGCTGTGGCATAGCCAGTCATTCGGCTCTGGTAGTCACCTCTGAGAAGGCCGTCTACATTGAACTTGAAGAAGTAGCTTTTCTTCTCATCAGGTGTAAACAATGCACGTGATAGGCTCTGCTCCCATCTGATTACCCAGGGGTCCAGAGTGTATTTCACAAACTCCAGAGACTGCTGTTCGATGTTAGAAAAAGACGACTTCTCAAGATCTCCGACCATGTGAGGTGGAACGCGGAAGATGCGGGCAATCTCGTTGATCTGGAACTTCCTCGTTTCAAGGAACTGAGCCTCGTTTGGGCTAATTGAGATAGGCGTATACTTCATGCCTTCTTCAAGAACCGCAACCTTGTGGCTATTTGCTGAGCCTCCGTAGGCAGCATTCCAAGATGCTCTGACTCTCTCAGGGTCTTTCAAGATTCCCGGATGCTCCAGAACACCAGAAGGAGAAGCTCCGTTTGCAAAGAACTTAGCTCCGAACTCCTCACAGGCCATGGCCATTCCGATTGCATTCTTGGCCATTGCAATAGGGCTATAACCGACAAGGCCGTCAAAGCCCAGGCCGGGGATGTGAAGCACATCGTAGGGAGTTAGTCTTACCGTTGAGTCGCCATCCTTTGAGTTGGCTTCTTCCTTGGTTCTGGTATAGGTGTAATAGAGAGCACCGTTTTCATCCCTGTCCACCTCCATCTTATTTGGCATCAGAGGATAGAGAGCCAGGACTTCACCCTTACCATTTCTTATGATCTGTGCATATGCATTTCCCCACAGAAGTAGATGGGTCATCAGTGTTTCCCGAAAGACAAAACTTGTCATCTCTGGGTTGGGTTCATCATGCAAAAGAAAGTACAGAGGATTATCCAGTGCCTTCTCCTTGCTGCCGTTATCTGTGTACCTATAGAGGTGAAGCGGAAGACCGGCAATAGCCTCAGAGAGAATCCTCACACAAGCATAGACAGCAGTCATCTGCATGGCCGTTCTTTCATTCACAGCTTTGCCAGACGAAGATCCGCCCATAAGGAAACTGTAGGCTGAGCCCGCAGTGCGGTTGATCACAGGCTTATCCCGTGACTTGAATATTGAGAATAGTTTCATTTTGTTTTTCCTATTGAAAAGCTATGAAAAAGCACCTCAGCTAGAGGTGCTTGTAACATGACAGCTATAATGTGAATTTATTTCAAATCTAAAGCCTTCATCGCATCTGCAAAGAACTCCACCAACCCTGTGTTGGACTTATCCATGATTTCCAGGTCCTTTCTCTTGAGTATCTCGAAGCATTTCTGATGCATTTTCTCATCGTTATCGTAGAAAACCACAAATCTGGTAAAGAAGTCGGCATATTCGTGGAGAAGCAACATATCACCAAGGTGGTCAGGATAGTAGGCAAATGCCGTCCGGCCATCGTGCTTGAACCTAGCGAGGAAAGTCCCGCTCTCAGAGGTTCCAACTATCTCGATTTCAGTTGTGCTGGTTTTCTTTGACTGACCCATAGTTGGATCATATCACAACAATTCCTCTGCTGTCATATACCGAAGCCCCTGTATCATTTCCACATCTGATTGCCCTATCCAGCGCCATTATCGTGGCAACCGCACCGTCAATCTTCTCGGTTGACTTCTCCTTGTCGGCTTTGATGTTTCCGGCAGGATCGGTGCGGACCGTCACATTGTCCATCATCCAAGAGAGAACCGGATTGCCACCATGGGCTATCCTCTTCTCCAAAGTAAGCTTCATCAGCTCTTTTGTCGGAGGGCTCATTGAAGCAAAGCCCTGCCCGAACGGAACCACGGTAAAGCCCATGCCTTCCAGGTTCTGAACCATCTGAACTGCACCCCAGCGGTCAAAGGCAATTTCCTTTATGTTGAATCGTTCGCCTAAGTTTCCGATGAACTGCTCAATGTATCCATAGTGAACGACATTGCCTTCTGTTGTTTCCAGAAAGCCCTGTCTGTGCCATATGTCATAAGGCACATGATCCCGTCTTACCCTCAGTTCCAGATTGTCCTCGGGTATCCAAAAGTACGGTAGAATTGCGTACTTATCATCATCGCTTGACGGTGGAAACACCAGTACAAAGGCTGTTATATCGGTAGTGCTGGAAAGATCCAAGCCTCCGTAGCAAACCCTACCCTCAAGAGACTTTTCATCAACAGAGAAGCTGCAGGCGTTCCACTTCTCCATAGGCATCCAGCGAACAGCCTGTTTGACCCACTGGTTGAGTCTTAACTGCCTGAAGGTGTTTTCTTCTGCAGGATTCTGTTTAGCGCTCTCACAGGCAGCAATAACCTTATCCATCCCTATGGTTTCTCCCAGTGAAGGATTTGCCTTCTTCCAGACCTCTTCTGAAGTCCAGTCGTCTTCAGCCTCAGCTCCGTAGATTACAGGATAGAATGTGCTGTCATGCTTTCTTCCTGAGAGTATATCCTTTGCCTTCTGATGGGTCTCGTAACATATGCTGTGAACATCTGTTCCAGCAGTGGTAATCAGAAAGTACAGCGGCTGCATTCTGGCATCACCTGAGCCCTTGGTCATTACGTCAAAGAGCTGTCTGTTGGGCTGTGTATGAAGCTCATCAAACACAACTCCGTGAATGTTGAAACCGTGCTTGCTATATGCTTCAGCTGATAAAACCTGATAGAAACTGTTAGTCGGCATGTATACCAGACGCTTCG